ATCAGGGAATGACATCAGCACTAGCCCTGATTTTTCTAGGGGTTCTGTGATCTCATCAATGATGTGAGGCAGGCTTGCATAGTTTGACTTGAAGAATGGGTTCTTTGCATCCTTTGAGACTTTCCCTACCATAGCATGAAACTTTGCTAGGGCCTGTGTGAGATTTGTGATACTTGGTGATCTTTCCATTTGGTTTGTTTATTTGGTTTTAGTAGTTGCGTTCAATTTCGATTTCTAGTTCCATAAGCATGGATCTAGTAGGTATAACTTCATAGCCATGTTCATAGGATGACAGGCTTCTAGTGTACTCTATGGTGATCTCCATCTCACCATAGGCAGGGGCAAATTCGCTTTCATCTTCACCTGTGTGTTCGATGGTGTAGTCACCAATCCAAAGGTAGTCTTGACCTTCATAGGTGAATGTGATCTCTTGATCGAAGAAATTTTCTGAATCGTAGTTCATGGTTTTTACGGGTTTGTTTCTACAAATAAAATAACTTATTTCTTAAAAACAAAAATATATGTGAAAAAACTTTCGACAAAATGTTAGATTTTTTTCAAGCCTATCTTTTTATCCCTATAACTTGCAAATAAAAACATGGAAGAATCAGAGATCTTGAATCCCTTTGGATATGGTAAAGCCTCAAAGGTTATGGATGAGAACCGAAAGCCTACGGAATGGTGGATAGATTACATTTCTATCAATCAAGTTATAGCAGAAAATGAATTCTATGTCCTATTTGAGGATGGCTTCCTGATCAAGAAGGGAAAGTCAAAGTTCCAAAGCAGTCAATACCTAAAAGGGGATAGGTTCAGATCCTTCAAAGAGTTCCATGAACAGGCAGGCTAAATCATTCTTGAGAGTAGTAGGCTTATCTCTTATCTTTGCCTTGATCATTATAGCCATTTTTGAATACCTTATCACATGAATGATTTTTCACATCTAGTATCCACCTATCTCTTGGAAATCCGTGAACTCCTGATCTCTAAAAATATTAAGTACGGGAATTCAGCCCTTGAACCCCTAGGTGTGTTCTCTCAGTTGTCCGCAAAAGAAGGACTACTGATTCGCATAGATGACAAACTAAAAAGAATCAAGAATGGCAGCCTTGAAAAGGATGATGAAGATGTGATCAATGATCTAATCGGCTACCTTGTACTTCTTAAAATTATTGAAAAATGAGTCCTGATATTACCATGTGCATGGGGACAAATTGTGCCTACAAAAAAGGATGCCTAAGATTCACCTCTAAACCTAGTGACTATCAGTCCTACTTTATGAGTCCACCCTTCAAAGATGGAAAGTGTGAGATGTATTGGGGGGATGTTCAATCTGATATTTGGAATCAATTGAAGGATATAGTCAAAAAAAAGGAATAGAAGCGTAGACAAATTGTCTACACTTGGTAAAAATTCATGCAGTTATTCGGAAAAAATCCGAATTAGTCAAGATCACTTTCCTGATCTAGGTGAAGCAGTTCATCTCTGATCTCTTGGTAGCTACCCCTGATTAAGCAGGAAGATTTGTCATAGAAGTACATGACCTGTATATCATTCACCAATTCCTGCACATAGGCAATGTCCTCTATTCGAACCATTCGCCTCACAAATTCATGCTTGACATCTAGCCCTAGTTCCTGCCAATCCATAGTACTACCTGCAAGCATCACATCTATTTCAATCCACATACTAGAATAGCTTTTTAGATACACCTAAAGTGTGAATTTTTGTCACAGGTTGATATTGATAACTGAATAGATATTTGTTATCCAAGTAGGAAACTTTCGCCAAAGGATCAAGAAGTGAATTCACCCCTGCACCTAGGTAGATCCCCTTGGGTTTCTGCACTATTGTTTTGGTTTCTGTGTTGGTGATCGTGTTGGTCACCACAGGAATCTTGAAATCATTCGTAGCAGTCATTTTAAGGACTTCTCCGAGGACTTCACCACTCACATGGGTACTTCCATACTCCGAAGGAATGGATGTCTTAAACAGGCTAATTTGAGGCTTAAAATCAAGAAGGATTGTATCCCTTAAAACTTGTGATTTTATCCTCATTTTCGGCACATAAACTGTGTCTACTATTCGAGTGTAAATTGTGTCCGTTTCTACCTTCGTTTCAAACTTGTAGACAGTCTCCTGCTCAGGTCTAGGAAAAACTATAAAAGCTAAGATTACTCCTGCAATAAAAGCTAAAATAGCAATTCTGATTTTTTGGTTATCTGTTGAAAATTCCATCACTGCTCAATAAAAAGGTTGTCCTGCTCTAGTATTTTTCTTAATTCCTTACGGCAATATTCATAAGCCTTGTAGGTGTCATCACTTAGTTCTTTGTACTTCATCTCTGATCTAAGCAATTGATCAAAGTCCCATATAGCACTTTTATAATTGTGGCCATTTATGGCTGCCTGAAAGTCTGTATTATCTTCAGGCAAATCAAATTCTAGTACTGCTTTCATAGTGGGAATTTATTTGAGTCGATTAATAAGTCATAATTCTCAGATCCATCCTTCACAAGTCTTCTACCATTTAACACTAGAATCCTACCGCCTACAGGTTTCACAGGTGCGCCTCTTTCAATGTGCCACCCTTGACTACCATCTCCATATTCTTCTTTGTATGTGCCCGTGATAGCTAGGTGAATCTGCTTCTGTTGTAGTTCGTACACCCTCTTCCCCTGGTTGTATTGTAAGGTATCCCTCACATCATTACGGCTTGAGTTCTCATGGATGTGCCCCATCACAAAGATGTCCATATTCTCATAGATTTCTAGTGCCCTAGTCAAGTTGATTGCCCCTCGTGTAACAATTCCACCGCCTGCGCTCCCATGAAAATATTTCATAGTCTTACTCATTGAAGTGCTATTGCGTAACTCATATTTAAAAATCATCCATCCCCCATACCCACCCGTATATACTTGGGTTTTGTTTTTGTAATTTAATAGATCTACAAACCTTTGAAGCACATCTGTTTCTTGATATTTGATAATTGAAGTCTCATGATTTCCGTATCCGATAACAGTCAAAAGATGTGCATAGGGTGACCACCATTCTACTGCTGTATCAATGACTGAATCTAAATACCTTGCGTTATTGTGTTCAGGAAGGATGTCGCTTTTGTTTCCCCTTTTATCGCCCCTGCCCTGCATGAGGCATAGTAGATCCCCATTGATGAAGATAGGTATCTGATTATCAAGGCAGTAGTCAAGATGTCGCTTGAGCATATCCCTGTCACACTTTGGATTATCCCAATGTATATCAGACAAAAGGGCTACTCTGTTTTCCTCTTTGCTAAGTGAAAGAGAATGCACATTCCTTGCAATTTTGGTAAGTTCCATTAGATAGGTAGATAGGTTGTTTTTCCTCCCGACCTAACAGCCTTGAGTTTCTGCTTTCTGTTTCCTGATTTTACGAATGAGACATGAACCCAATCAGGATTGAAGTCTGTTCCGAACTCCCAAATCAATTGATCAAAGTCTAGCTTATTTTTTATGAAATCAAATACCATTCTATTGGTCACTTCTCCATTCCCTCCATCCATATCTATATCAATGGCTTGACCTTTGCAATGCTGAGATGATGCGCTACCTTTTATAAAAGCGTTTAAAGCCTTGGATCTGTATCCGCTTGAAATAAAAATAGGAACTCCGAAGTGTTCCCGAATAGGTTCAAAGACTTTATCTGCAAGTAGCTTGAAGTTCTCAAGATGCTCTGCCGTTGGGGTGTTGTCTATTCCGTGTCTTTTGGCTGTATCACTTCTAGTGATCTCTGCAAGATTAAGATGTGGACTGATCTTCATTTTTATTGTTATTTGGTTTTTTGAATATTTTTTCAGCAGCCGTGATCCCCAAAGCAGCAGCAGACAGGGCAGCTACTGAATATACTAGTGGTTCGTTTTGGTTTAAAAATAAGGCAGAGCATAGAGTGATTCCACTCAATACACCTACTAGTCTTTTGCTAGATGCTTCTCCACCTTCAGACAGAAATCCTTTTGCCCAAGTGAAAAACTTTTTCATCTTCCCTGTCCCCTGTATTTTTTAGGCTTGTTTAAACTTTTGGAGTAGGCTTTCTTTGCCTTTCCGTTTCTCCTTTTTCCAAAGGTGACCTTGATCTGTACACTACTTCCCTTCTTCATTTTTCTTTTGGTCAAATTTACCTTTCTCGTTTTTGATTTTGTAGATCAAATAGATGATTGATAAGATCGAGATGATCCATGTGAAAAACATATTCACAAAACCTAGCCCGATCACTTGGGATACATTTGCAAAGATGGCTACCAATGTAGAAGGCACTCCTATTTCATCACTTTTCAAGATATTCATTTTAGGCTATAGTTGGAATGACACAAAGGTTCAAAGGCATAGGAGCAGTGACCTGTATAGCAATAGATACTCCTGCTGTAAAATCATCAAAGCGTTCCTGAAAGAATTCGATAGCAGCATTAGGTGTAGTATTAAAGGTGTAGGAATTATCTAGTTTTAATTTTGCTAGTACATCCAAAGCCACAAGTAGCTGATCACTTTGAATCTGTAGTCTGTTGCTTTTATCTTCAGTCAAGAGATCCGCAAATAGAAGGACTAGATCATAGCGGAGGGTAGTGCCGTTATACACAGAAGGTCTCACCACAGTCCAAAGGACAGGGTATTCAATCTCTCCACCATTATCTACATAATCGTAGATATCACCCTCTCCGAATGTTCGGATCATTGGGTGTGCTTCTTGGATTGCCTTTAACTTTTTGACTAGGTCTACTAATGTCATCTTGCTTGGATAGAAATTCTTTTAGCTTCTTTTCGTTTTTGCTGTAAGCCATTTTTTAGAATGGTTTTTTGTATCTGTTCCCTTGGTATCTTTCGCTGTATGGTCGGTGATCTTCATAGTCTCCCCTGCCTAGATTGATTGCCACCTTGTACTGATTAGATATAGGCTGAATAGTAGTCACATCAGATCCTGGGTTCAAGTACTCAGGGTATAGGGTAGAGTTCGCACACAGGTAATTGATAGCCCGTTCAGCATACCACTCAGCATATCCCTTGTAGTATTGTGAAATGCTTTGAAGTTCTGCAAAGGTAGGTTCTGTGATGTTCTCAGACTTTCTCTTTACTACCCCTTTGTTCACGAATTTGTACTGCATAGCCATAGGCAATTCACCTAGGACATAGTTGAATAAGGTATCCGTGAGATAGCTATCTAGGAAGGTCTTATATACTGCATTCCCTCCTGATCCTATAGTCCCGTTTGAGATCAAAGTAAGAATCTTGTCATATAGTGCAGTACCACAGATAGGATGTATATACCTATCTTGAGTCATCTTGATCACCTGAGTGACATTCTTCAGGTCAATATTTGCGGAGGCTACAGTGAAATCCTTAAAGGACTGCTCACTGATCATTAATACATTTGCGCTCATCTTGATGTTTTTTCTACTACTACATTCCTTTTCCACTCATGTCGGCAGAAAGGAGTTCTTTTGCCTGTGTTCGGGTTGGTATACCATCCACCACACAATTGAAAAACACTATAGCCTAGCTGATTGGATATATTTTGAATCTCTTCCCGTGTGAAGAATAGATCACTTTTGTATAACTTTTGACACAAAGGTCTAGATCCACTTTTAGCTTCGGGAATGTTAGGTCTTTCTTCATAAGAATAAAGCACCTTGAATGAAGTCACGGGCTGAAGTCTTTTGATAGCTGCTATCCCTGATCTAGTCACGGATCTAGTGATCAATCCTTCACGGGTGATCTTTTCAACTAGCACCTGATCATCAATCAAAGTATTGATTCTTGAGATTACAGATGCTTCATCTATCCCTACAGCCTTGGCTATTTGTGGTATGGTCACCGCCTCATTTCTTTGGATCTGAGTGATGATCTTCTTCTGTACTTCATTGAGCATATACTCAGCAAATAGATCCTGCTTGATGAAATCATCCATGCTAGAGAAGTGCATCTTTGAACTTTCAATCACTTTGAATCCTTGCTTTGATACACCCTTGCCTTCAAACTTTGAAGGATATTTGCATCATGTTCTGAGATGCTACATTCAAGGTGGAGGTGATCAGAGAATCCTTGATTAGGATCTGTGATGACTTCTGTAGGGGTAACTATTTCAGTCCGTACAGGTAGCCCGATCAATCCCCTCAATTCATTCACATCCATAGACTCCACTACCTTGGTAGCAATCAATGGGGAAAGGCTATTCAATGAGTTGATGATGTCCTGTGCCCCTTGGCTTTCCTTTTTCTCAATTGGTGCAAGTCCTAGCTTCTCTCTTATTTCATCCTGAGTCATGTTAGTGCTGATGATCTGCTCTGTGAATTGGAAGGATATAGGTTCAGTCTTCTTGATCTCAAGTTCTGCTATGATATCATTGAACTTCAAAAGATAGTTCACTACTTCCTCTAGGGCTTGCTGCTTTGCATTTACATAGGTGTTCTGAAATAACTCAGAAGCCTCTCTCATTTCTGCTCTGCCTCCTAGCTGCCCTTCAGTCTTAACTCCAAAAAGCATAGGACTAGTCACCTTATGACCTGTGAAGATCTCCTGCTGAACAGTCTTATTCAATAGGTCAAAGTGCTTGTCTAATTCAGTACCTGATAGGTCAATGATGGAAGGTTCATTCTCTTTGCTGTCATTGAATGCTAGCATGAATTTTCCTGCATTCTTAGATCCTGCAAATTTCTCTTTGAATTGTCTTTCAATACGATCTTCTTCCTCTTGGCTTACCTTACCACCATTCAAGTTGATCAACTTGCTTGAGAACATCCCGTTGTTGATGGTGTTCAGATGGTACTCCCCGATAGAGATATCTAGTTCAATGTAAGATATAGCCCCTCTGTAGTCAGGCAAAGAATAGGTATTCGCTCCTGCTCTGTATTCTTTAAAGTATAGGATCTGTGTGCCTGTGGTATTGTTAGGATCAAATGCAGGGTAGGTCTCGAAATCAGGTCTAGGATTGACATTATCGTTTTTGATCCAATTGTCAGAGACATAGAATTCACTATTGTCTGCATTCGTTCTCACCTTGTAGTAATCCACATGGTAAAGTTCTGCTATCTCACCCGTGCCCTTTGTCCATATCACCTGAAGATAGTAGCCTCCAAAGATGGATAGATCAGTCACTAGCTTCTTTGTCAATTCGTTAAGGCTTTCCTGCTTGGTGTTGATACGATCAATCAAACCGAATGCCTTAGCCTTCTGCATTTCATCTTCAGCCTTTACTGTCCATCCATTGCCACAGATGTAGTCTACCTTCCCTGTTATGATAGCGTTATTCTTTGCGCTATTGTTATAGATCCGAAGTAGGTAGTTCGGGTAGTCATTTTTCTCCCCATAGTAGATGTAGTCCTTCCCTTTTACTTCTTTGTAAACGGGCAGAGGCACTTGATCAAACTTGAATAATTTTATCATGCTGTTGTGTAGGTCTTATAGTTACCATTGTACCCGTTGTATCTCACCACTCCTGTAGTAGATAGATCAGGTGCAGTCAATTCCATTTTTCCTGTTGCAATAATCTCAGCACCGCTACCCGTTTGGGTTACATAGTACCGCCAAAATCCCACAGTTCCATTAGTGAAAGATGCTGCCAAGATATTGAACTCTGAAGATCTCTGCTTGAAATCACTCACATCTGTAAGGGTTAAGGTCACTTCTTCCTTTGTCACTTCATTCTGAAATAGAAAGGTGTAGGAATTGCTGCTAGTTTCTCTTTTGTCAAATAGGGTTATGTAGATCACGCTACTCACCCCCTTCTGAATTATCACCATACCTTTAAATACAAAAACCCTTCAGAATGTACACAAAAAAAACACCCCCAAAATTGAGGGTGCTTTCACATCTAAACAACAAACCAAATATTTAGGTAATTGGAATGACTGCTGTCACTTTTGGACAGAGTTCTTTCTCATTACCTGTGAAGGTCAAAGTGTATCCTGATCTATCACCGAAGGCAGTACCTGAAGCACTTCCTCCACCTGTCAAATCCAAACCATTACCTACACCCAAGAACCAATTTTCCCCGTTATTATCTGTTGCAATCACAGCAAGTCTGTTTTTTCCCAAAAGAACAATCTCATTTCGGGTATTTACTTGCAATTTGTTAAGGATAATTTCGAGAGTCTGAGCATAGAAAATAGTACCATTCTGCACATTAGTATTCACAGCCTCAGCGAAGTTGGAAGATTCTTTCACAAGATCATACTTGTAGAATTTTTTTCCTGCATCCATAGTCAAAGTAGTTACTACTCCTGCTGCTATGGTTACTGTTCCCAAATCTTCAAAAGGTGCAAAGTACACGGCTACTAAACCGCCTACGCTATCTTTGCAATCAAGCGTATAACTCTGAGTTAAGGCACAAGGCATATTTATATTAATTTATAAAGTGAAGGGGAAGACGCCACCATCTTCCCCAAATTTAATTTAGGAAGCCTTCTTCCAAAATACTACTTGATCAGGGAATGCTACCTGAACACCCATTTTGAATTCTACTACGAATCTCATTTCATCTGCTTCCTTAGCATAGAACAATTCGAAACGATCCTGCTCATTCAAAAGATCAGTACCTAGGTACATATTTGACATTGAAAGACCTACTAGGTAATCTGTGCCATTCAATCCGTTCACACCAATCAACTTCACATTTGTACCTGGGATGATCAATTCCATGTTCGCAGCATCTACAGGATAGTGGAATAGGTTAGCGTTTCTCAAAGCTAGAACATACTCACGGAATGTGTCATTACCTGCAAAGATAACTACATCAGACTTATCCAAAAGTTCAGCAGGAAGGGCAGCGAATACCGCATCTACAGCAGCGATCACATTGGCAGTAGTCAAGGTAGTTTGGTTAGAAGAGTTTCCATTGATTGGATCACCTGCACCACCAAAACCTAGAGCATTGATGATAGTAGCAAAGCCATTGAACTTGTTCAATTGAGCGTTTCCTGAAGTAGTATCTCCCTGCCAAATAGCAGTTTCAAGAGCAGCACCAATTCTTTCTACTTTCTGTGCAGAATACTCAGCAGCGTATGCCATGTAGTCATAAGTAGATCCTTCTCTCAAAGCCTTCTGAGTGTACTTAGCTTCAAAAGTCTTAGGGCAAATGCTTTCCTGAATCTTAATCTTTCCTACTGTGATGGTTCTCTGAGTGATAGTAGTAGTTCCGCTTGAGTTGAAACCACAAGTACCACCTGCTTGGAATACTGCATCAGTAGTCATGATGTTAATAGTCTCAGCGGATTTCACACCCACCTGAACATTACCTAGTGCTTCGATCAAAGAAGCAGTTTTTGCTGAGAAGATAGCAGCAGAAGTCAACTGCAATTCGTTCTCTTTTACATAGTTTGTTAAACCTGATAAATCTAGTGCCATTTTATTTGTTTTTTAATTTTTGAAATGCGTTTTGTAGGCTGTTATACCTGTCTACTTTTTCTACTTTCAATTGCTTTGCGAATTGGTTCGGGGCTGTGATAGCTTTATCACTTGGTTCTTTTGCAAGAGATTCAAGGACTACGGCAGACATTTTCACCGCTTCCTCTACATTACCTGCTTTCTCTTCCATTGCCTTCACCTTCGCACTCAATTCTTCTACCTTTTTTTCAAGGTATCCCATAGCCTGTTCTACTTTGGCCATTGCTTCATCCTTCTTAGGTTCTTCAGCAGGTACTTCAGCAGCAGCCTCAATCTCAACTTCGATTTTAGCCTCTTCTTCTGCCTTTTTTACTTCTGCAATTTTACCCTCTTCAAGGACTACCACTACTTCACCTGATTCTAGTTGATGCTCTCCAACAGGTGCAGGGATCTGTGCCCCATCTTCACCAATCACAAAGATATCTCCTGCCTCAAGGTCATAGGCCACCATAGTGCCATCTACTAGCTTACCTTCAACCAATGCAAAGGCTGCCTTCTTTTCTGCTTCTGAGAACAGAAGTTGCTTAATCTGTACTAGTGCTTCTTTTGCGTTCATATAAGTAAATATTAAATTGTTTTTAATGTTCAATTTTGCTAAGAATTTTGAAGATCTCCTGCATGATCTGTTCCTCCTGGGTGATCACCTTGTTTGTCTTCTCATATTTGAAAAGTCCCTCCACAGAAAACCCTTTGAAAGTCCCTGCCTTCACTTCATTCCATATCTTCTCATTATCTACTTTGAAAGATCCGAACCATGATCCATTTGATATGTCTTCAAAACCCTTGGGAGGCATGATGCCCTTCTCCCGATCAATGATAAAACTTTCAAACATATAGACCCCATCAACAGGGGTAGAGTGTTCTACATTTACCTTACTTTGGTAGCCCTTTTTGAAGAATCTCTGTACTATCTTTTTGATTTCAGCAGCAGAAAATGATACATAGTATTCTTCATCTTCATCTCTTCTGTAGATAGGTAGATCCGCTATCATCAAAGCCCCTGTCACGATTCTCTGATCTTGATTCTCGATGCTGAATTTGTTGAATCCTACAGATCTAAAATCTTCTTGATTCATCTTAGATTCTGCCCATCTTAGCATAGGTTCACCACCCCAAAGAAGATAGGATATAGTGCCACACGCTTCAGTATCATCAGGGTTGTAGTATTCGGCAGCCCTGCTCAAATAGGAATAAGTTCTTTTTATGGTCTCTCTAGAAAGGTTTTCACCATTCATGATTTGAGTAGCACGAACTTTTCCCACCTGAGTAGCGCATCTATTCCCTATTTCTTCATTCAAACGGATTCCCCTTTCGGCATTATCCTTTGCGCTTTGTGGGTAGTCATTGTATGAATCTTCAGCTAGTTCTTCTTTTTTGCTGTTATCAGCATCACACATATGACAGGTGTAGGGATCTTTCCCACCTTCTTGATAGTCCCATGAATGCCCACACTTTTTACATACTATCACCTGTATCTCAGCAAAATTCTGTTCCCATATATTCGAACAAATAGCTACAGCCTGCTCTGATTCCTTACCTTCATTGATCACATACTCAATACATCTAGGCAAAAAATCTTCTTTGCTTTCACCTTGACTAGATTCTACAAAATGCTGAGAAAAGGCTAGGAAGTTTTTCTGAATTGCAGGGTATTCTACTAGGGCTATGAAGTCAACTTCTTCTTCACCTTCAATAGTATCCCCTATCATCATTTGATATAGTGGTAGTTTCTTATCCATATCTGTAAGTATTAAAATCCTGCCCTGCGTTCAATATCGGCTACTCTCTTCTGAGATCCTGTGACTTCACTCTCTACCACATAAGCCCTCAAAGGTTGTGTAGGTGTCATAGCTGCACCTAGTGCTGTGATCGGGCTTTCTCCAATTGTAGGAACTTGCTGAACACTAGCAGGAGCAGAAGCAGAAATAGAAGGAGCAGATGCACCACCACCACCTGGGACTTTTACTTTTGAAATCTCCCTAACATTCTTTATACCTGTAGCCAAAGCAATAGCAGCAGCAATAGCAGCACGAATAGGTGAATCGGGAGTCAATTGCATTTGAGATACATAGGCTTTCTGCGCACCGACATAGGTATCAATAGTAGTAGCAGCTATAGCAGTAGCCTTTCCTGCTGCTGTATTTTTACCTGCTAAATTTGAAACAGTATTTAGAAAGCCTGCAATTTGTGAAGCATTTGCTAGTTTAGCTTCCTTCTCTTTTCTATCTAATTCAATACGGGCATTTGTATTTGCCTCTGTTGCTGCATTGTATTTTTCTTGAGCATCTAAATCATCTTTGTACTGCTCATCTATTAAAGCCTGTTTTTGCTCTAGCAAAGTTCTCTGCATTTCAAAATCATTTTCAGCCTTTTTCATTTCGGCATCTAGCTTCTCTAATTCCTTCAATGTGTTAGCTTCATCTATGGTAAATTGAAGGGCTTTAAGTTGCTGATCTTCCTGCTCCTTCAAAGTCAATATCAAAGCAGTCCTCTGATCTGCCGTTAACTTCTCGTTATCTAGTACTTCCTGCCTCTTGCTTTTAAAATCTAGTAGGATCTGCTCTTTTGCTTTCTCATTTTCATCCTTGATCCCTGCAAGTCTTATCTCTGTGCGGATATCATTTAGCCTCTTTTGGAATTCTTGTTCCTTGGCATCTTCTTCATCTTGGTACTGCTTCTTGATCTGTGCAAGTCTGTTCTGCCGTGCCATCTCTAGGCTACCATCATCTTCAATTCCTGCCTCTTTTAGCTTCTTTCTTTTGGCTTCAAATTCCTTTTCTACTGCTGCTTCTTCCTGCTGTCTTTGATCTAGTAGTTCTAGCTTTGATTCCTCTAGGATTCCCTGCGCTTCAAGTTCTAGTGCCCTTCTTTTGTCTGCTTCAGCCTTTGCCTTCTCACCTGCTGCCTTACTTTTTTCCGCTGCTGCTTTCTCCTGCTCACTTTGGAACTTCATGAAGTTGTAGGCTTCAGCAGTTCTATCTGCCATGAGTTCCTTCTGCCTTTTCTGTTCTTCATCTGTTAGCTTTCCCTTCACTTTGGCACTTTCTTCCAAGAGTGCCATTTCATTGTCAATCTGCTTCGCTCTTAGTTGGTAGATCTCTGCCTCCTTACCACCTTGAGCAGATAGTACTTTGATCCTATTGTTAATGTCATCACTTACCTTTTCATTTGACTTGCTTAGGGCTTCTAGATTTCGCTCTGCCTCATTTGTCAATCCTATAAAGTCCGTGAATCCTGTAATAAGTCCACCTATGAATTTGCCTATCTCCTCAAATACAGGGAATAGCTTCATCATGACTTCCTTCACCTTGTCAAAGTTGGCTATCAATAGACCTAGGGCAGCTACTAATGCACCTATGCCTGTGGCTATGATTGCCTTGGAGAATCCTTTCGTTCCTTTGGTTAGTCCATCAGTAGCAGTAGTAGCACCTTTGGCTGAAGTAGTCAATCCTTTGAAGGATAGCTTCAATTGTTCAGTTACCTTCCCTACATCCTTTAACTGAGAAAGTCCCTGAGAAAGTGCCATAGCACCCTGTACTTTCAAGAGTGCCTTTTCTACTTCTTCTGATTCTCCACCAAATAAAGCCATAGCACCCTGCACCGCTGCTATACCTCCTGCTGCTGTGGATGCTGCCGTAGTTAGTGCCTGAAATCTTTTTCCTGGATCAAATAGCTGAGAAGCCTCATTTGCATCTTCTATAGAATCACGGATAGTAGCTACCTTCTTAGCAGCATTGACAGCCTCTGTGGAAAATTCCCCATACCTCTGCCGTGCTAGTTGTAGTTCCTGAGTCGCTTCCCTAAGTTGTTTTTTCAGGGGTTTGACATCTGCATCTAAAATGATCTTGTTGTCTTCAGCCATTGGTGTTAGGTTTTAAAATTTTGGGGAATCGATTTGATTCCCCATGTTTACTACTCTTCTTTTTCTGCTTCCTTCGGGTTCTGCTCTTGCACTTGTGCTGCTAGGAATTGGATGAAACTCATCCCGTACTTTGTAGGCAGTTCTTGTGCCCATGCCTCAAGCATTTTGATTTGTTCTTCGTTAAGTGTTACTTTCATTTCATTTGGTTTTTAAGTGAATTGATTTGTTCTTGTTGTTCTTGAATTGCTTTGACCAATGTGGCCACTATTGCGTTGTAATTTAATCCTATGAATTTGGCATCTTCTTCCCCATTTTCTACATATGCCTGAGGAATAAATTCTTTGACTTCCTGAGCGATAAATCCAAGTTCTTTTTCGCCCTCTAATTCATCATTTTGCATTCTGTACAAAGTAGGCTTTAAACCTAAAATTGCATCTAGTCCAATTGTAGATTCTTCAAAATCCTTCTTTTTATTAATATCAGATAAGGCAGTATACGCTCCTGATGAAGGGTTAATACTTCCTACATCATTACCAAAATAATTAAATCTTAATTGATTTGATGCAGCAGAATAGGTATTCATTAACCACCATCTACTTTGTGCGTCATTCCAAAATTTATAACCTCC